CCACAAACGAAGTATCGAATCTGCATTAATAATGACAACGCCATATCCAACAGATATAGGGGGTGCTGCACACACCTTCCTCAGAGAAAATCCTGCGTCATCATCATTTCTTATCACCTCCCTCACGATTACCTTCTTGCTTGGTTTAGGCTTGATATGGTATAATTACATGAACCGCGATAGGTACTACAGCAACCTGTGCAAAACCGCTGCAGACTATCATGACCAGGACAACTACGACGAGAGTTGTCCCGCGCGACCCAGAGCCTATATTTCGGATGCTCTGGACAACGTTCGACTCCAGGTCGGATATCTCCCTGACAACAAGGCTAATCGCATGGTTGTCGGGAAAGCGCTGCGAGATCATTTCAGGGGCCATGCGGACTTGCGGAAACGCGATGCCGCCCGCATCATCCTTGAAGCTGAAATGTTCTACTTCCTAAAGACCTCGGCTGAATTAGAGCTCGAGGCGCTCGCTTCCTCTTCGTATGCGCGAAAGCATACAAGGGGTGGTGGGCGCGCCTGAGGGCGCCCTGCTGTCTGCACTGGTGTGGACACCCCTATCGATTATACCGGGGGTGTTCCAGGCATTACCATCAGTGGCAGTAATGTAGGGTATAAACCACGTGTTGTGAGAATTTTGAATGGCTTTGGGTCTGGGGTCATGTATGGAGTTCACAACAATTCGCTAATAAATTTAGCACGCGGGGTCGTCGAGAGAGTATTGTACTTATCGACGAGTGAGGGATTACAACCTTGCCCCAAGCCTTTGAACAAGGCGTTCACAAACCTTTCTGGGATAAAACTCAGACTTCTGAAACATCTGTCTCCGACCCCCGTCGTAGCTCGTGAGGATTACCCCTCACTCTACGGCGGGCGCAAACGTGATGTGTATCAGAATGCTTATGAATCGTTGGTGGTTACACCGATTCAGAAGAAGGATGGCTACGTGAGCGCTTTCGTGAAAGCTGAGAAAGTCAACTTCACATCAAAGGCGGATCCAGCTCCGCGTGTTATACAGCCCCGAGGACCACGGTACAATTTGGAAGTAGGAAGGTATTTAAAACTTTTCGAAAAAGAATTGTGTCGAGGTTTTCGACGAATGTTCCATTACGAGGTAATATTGAAGGGACTAAACGCAGATGGTGTGGCAGCCTGCTTGCGTGATAATTGGCTACATTATAAGGATCCTGTTGCTGTAGGATTGGATGCGTCGCGTTTTGACCAACACGTCTCGAAAGAGGCGCTTGAGTTCGAACACAGCGTATACAACTCAGTATTCAAGTCCAAAGAATTGTGGAAATTATTACGTATGCAGCTGAGCAACACTGGCTTTGGCCGCGTAGGTGATTCCCTCCTTAAGTACACAGTAGAAGGTTGTCGCATGTCAGGTGATATTAACACTGGCATGGGCAACTGTCTAATCATGTCCATCCTTGTTCTTCATTTCCTTGAAGAAGTAGGTTGTGATGCCCGTTTGTCAAACAATGGTGATGATTGCGTTCTAATATTAGAGCGCAAAGATCTACATAAATTGAAAACCATCACAGGCTACTTCCTAAAGTTCGGGTTCAACTTGAAGCGCGAAGATACCGTAGAGGTATTTGAGCAAATCGAGTTTTGCCAGGCCCAGCCCATATTGGTTGGAGACGCATACCGCATGTGCCGTAATTTACATACGGCCATGTCCAAGGATTGCGTATCCCTCCTAGGTTGGGGAGATGAGGGACAGTTTGAGACGTGGCGAAGTGCTATTGGTATTTGTGGGGGGGAGCTCACGAGCGGCGTGCCTGTCTGGGAGAAATTTTACAAGAATTTACTCGGAGAGTCGAAGCGTGTTGGTGGCGTAGAACGTGTCTATGATTGCGGAATGGGTTCAATGGCCCGGGGTGTGAAGCAGGTGTCTAGTATCAGTGCCGAAACCAGATATTCATTTTATCTGGCTTTTGGAATCTTACCAGATGCCCAAATCGCCCTCGAGGATGAGATGCCCGTCGTAGAATATGACAAAACAATGCCACTGATAACTCTGCAACAGTCTATCGCAACTTCCTTCAATACACAATGTCTAAACGTAATGACCAGAACAAACGTCGAGCTCTCGAGAGCATAAACGGGAAACAAAGGATTCCCAAGACCCGCCTGAGGGTCCCACGCATGACTGGCGCCAGTACCTATGTCCAAAGTAGGTATGTCGTCACTAGTGCTTCCGTAACAGGCACAGGCACGCAAAACTTTGTTAACGTCCTTGTTAACCCCCCCAGTTATTCTGGCTCGGGGGCTAGCAGCGATGCGGGCGGAAACGTCCTTGTAAACTACCAAGAATACAAAATGCAAAGAGGAGCAGTCACTTATACACCCACCGTGGGCAGTACCACGGCCGGGATAGTGTACCTAGCCTATTTTGATAACCCAGAACTAGTCCGAAACATTAACACATCAGCGTACTCTGTAGCAAATACCATTGCTATAGTAAAGAACGCCCCAAATGTTGTTAGTGGGCCGGTCTGGCAAACACTTCATCTCCCAATGGGAACACGCATTAGGCGTCCCAAGTATAGTATAGATACCGCAGGAACCACATCAGTTGAAACGACTGATCGTGCAGTACACGGATTATTCTGTCTATGCGTTGATGGAGTGGTACAACTGGCTACCACATCTTATGGAATCCTAACATTCGAATATGCCGCCGAGGGTTTCGGCCTCCAAAACAACAACATCACAACTCTTTAGCTCCTGGCTAGATGTGATGTTGGTGTTGTACATACTAATCACAGCTCTCGGCGTGGTAGTATTGTGCACCCTAAATTGTTATTCAACCCCTACTTCTTCCTCACTTGCGTGAGGGGCCACTCATAGCTATGTCTTGCAGGACATTCTCCGGGTTACAGTGTTTGCTATCGTGATGATAGATTGTAATTGAGCTATGGTACCGCTTAGTGAAGAAAAGTAGTTGACCTATTCCACTCCATGATTAATCACCATGGGGGGGCTTGGAATAGTGTAATGTCC